TAAGTAAAGTAGGAGGAGATAATACTCCGACTAAAGGCGCCATTGAGAAAGATTTAGTGGCTGAATACAATAGCAATAAATTATTATTTTAGGAGTAATATATGGCAGATGGAACCGGCAAAGTCGATTATAATTCCGACTTGATTAGACGCCAATGGATGACAGAGGGGCTTGTTCAAAAAGCCACTACGTCATTTTGGGCACCTTATAGAGGAGCTACTAAAGACTCAATTATCATGGTAACAAATGATATTTCAGCTAGTAGCGGACACACAGTAGTTTTTGATATGGATGGTAATCTTAGCGGTCGTCCAGTCAAAGGAAACACAACAGCAAAAGGTAAAGGCGAACAAAAACGTAAGTTTTCTGATAAGCTTACAGTAGCAGACTACCGATATGTTGTTGATAATGGTACCAAGTTTGACGGCGTTGAAATTGGTGACTTATCAATTAATGAGCACAGCGATTCTAGAAGCAAATTGGCAGACCTTTGGGTTCGCTCAGATGACCAAGCTTATTTTGACCTTGCACAACAAGGAGCAGAGTTTGGTATTAACCTAGGTAATACCTTTACGTTTGACCAATTTCTTGATATTGAGCAAGTGGTTAAGCAAGGTAGAGGATTTGATACTTCACCGGCTGGTATTAGTATGCGTTTACCGCTTAAGCCTTTTATGCTAGCTGATGGCAAGCCTATTTGGTTGATGGTTGTGGATGTAGCTATGAAAAACAAGCTTATGAAGTCTACAGGTGCTCAACAAGTATTCCGTGAGGCTGATGTGCGTGGTAACGAAAACCGCCTTATCAAAGGAATGTTAGGTCGTGTTGGTAATTTCTTGGTTGTTGAAGGAGGAGACTTCTTTGGTTCTACTTACGGTAACATCCTAGATGCTAACGGCTATTACAACTATGACATGAATGCTGTAGAAATGGCTGGTATGCGTCAGTATGACTCTGTAAACCAGAAATGGACTGGCGAAACTGGCTTTGACCTTGAGTCGACAATTAAATCAAGAGGTGTAATCCTTGGTGCTGGGGCATTCCAGAAAGCTAACGGAAAACTCCCTAATTATGAAGTTGAGTTTACAGATTTCAAAAAGTTCTCTGAATCTTGTATGGAAGTCTGGTGTGGGGCTAAAAATACCAAGCTTTTAGCTGAAAATAGTGATTACGATATGGCAAAAGTTGCAGGTTATAACTTCGGCTCTATATTCTTTGACGTGGAGGTGTAATATGGCAGATATTAGATTCGAAGCCAAGAATAACCAGAAGAAAACTTATAGTGTTGCAGCTACAGGGGCTATTTCAACATCAGCAACTATGGAAGAAGTATTATTTACACTTCCAATTGCGTCGCTTGTAACTGCAGCTTATGTAGTTGTTCTAACAGCTTCTGGCACAGCTACAGATACAGTAGATATTAAAGTAGGTTCTACTGTAGTAGCTAATGAGGTTGTAGTTGGTACAACTGGCACAAAAGTAGGTACTGCTGCTCCTACCTATTTCCCTACTGGCGGTGCTGTATCAGTAGTTGCTGGTGCTGATGCCCCTGATGGTGCGGGTATTATCAAAGTGGTAGTGGAGTATATTGAAACTGAGTTGACTAACGGTCAATACACTGACTAAGGTTTAATAGGCGATGCTGATATAGCATCGCCGTTTAAGCTTTAAAGGACTAAAATGAGCAGAATTCAAACTATACTTACTAATGTTCGCGATGTCTTATCAGATGAACAGGCTACACGTTGGTCCGACGATAAACTAATTAGGTACATGAATTCAGGTATTAACGAAATTGTACTGTACACACAATGCTTAAAAGAGCGTTTGTTTTTAGAAATAGAGGAAAATGCAGCTTTATACGATTTAAGTGAATACGTAATAAGTTTTTTAAGGGTTCAATATCTAAACAAAGCTATACAAGCTAAAACAACAGATGAATTAGATAAAATAAATCCTCGCTGGCAAGACGAAGTAGGTGTCGAAGTGCTATATGTTACTTTTAACGACCTTCCTGACGGTTGGCTACGTATATACCCAAAAATACAAAATGGTTTAAATAACGTTGAACAAAATCAGATTTATGGGGGTTTAGTAGACATAACCGTAAATGATGATATTTATAAAGTTCCCTCCTTTGGGGATTTGGAAACTGATATGGAGAAATATCTAGTGTTACATGTAGTTAAAAAACCGCAGCTAGTAAACATAGATACAACTGATAATGAGCTAGAGCTTGATACTATATATGATAAAGCTATAGAATACTATATGACGGCACAAGCTCTTAGGGCTGATACAGATACAATTAACAGACAATTTGGTGCTGAGCAACTTCAATTATTTAATTCATACTTAGGACAGTCAAGAGCTAAAACAACTAAGGCTAGTAACGTTGTTAAATCAAGAACAATAGCTTATAAAGGGTTTATGTAATGAAAGTCACAATAAATAGACAAAAATTAGGTTTAGAAGACTTAGAAATAGGCCTAGGCAAAGTTACTCAAATCAGGGCAGGACAAGAAGTAGAAATATCGCAGCTTAACGTTAGAGATTTGCCTTATAGTGAAGAAGGTGCAACTCTTGGTGACATAGTTTTAGAAACTGAAAGTTATAAAGATGAAGCAGCAACTTCAGCAGCTAATGCTTTAACAAGCGAAACAAATGCAGCAACTTCAGCAGCTAATGCT